ATTTCTAAAGTATTTAGATTAAAATATTTTGTAACAACACCAACTTCGACGAATTTTAAAAACCCACCAACGCGGCTAAACGTCTTTGCAGCCATAATTTAAATTTAACTTCCTGCGTTTGCGCTTTCAAGCCATAAGCCGATTTGATCACCTAAAGCTTCAGGTGAAGCAAAACCTGTTACAGTATCGCTGCTAAAATCAATCTTAGTGCCATCAGGCAAAAACACAAGGATATTATTATTAATCTTAATTTCAATTTCAAATAAATTAATCTTGGACCTGCTAGGAACTCCGTCTTTTGTTATGTTTAGTTGTGCGCCTGTTGCGCTAATTGTAAAAGTAGCCATTTATTAACTTATTGCGCCCCCAAAGAAGCTTTTGTTCTTTTCAACTCCCTTGAAAGTACTAAAAATTTCATAGTTAATTTTGCTTTCGTTAGGGAAATTTAAACCAGTAGGCGCACTAAAAACGAAGTTGTCGTTCTCTGTTATTACGCCAAACGTATATTCTACCCCGTTTATCATGAAAGGCTGACCTGTAACCATGTATAAAGTAATGTCAACTGATACTGTATAAGTGTCATCTAAGTTATCAACAACAGCTGTTGAAACCCTTTTTTGCTCGTTGTTATTAATAATAAAAGCCTGCGCTGCTCTGTAAAAATCAACCCCTTTATTGTTCTTTGCTTCAGAAAAAGATAAAGTTGCGTTTGGTCCTAAGTTTTCAGAATTACGGCTTTTCCCTGAAACGTTACCTATGATAGTGTTTTGAACGTCCTGATCGTTTACGTATTCATTAAACGTAAAGTATTGTAACATTCTTTTAAGCCCCGTATAATCAAAAGTTAAATCATTACACGTATAAACAACACCGTTTAATAAATCAATAAACTTTTGCGTTGTAGGGTTCGGAAGTTCAGCCCCAAATTCAAGATACAATTCAATCCCTAAAAGCTTTTTAAGTTCTTCTTCTTGTACTTCTGCAATGTAGCTTTTAAGCGTATCTTTTTCAAATTGGTTTTGTGAAATTCTTGTTTCACCTGCTTTGAAATTATCCGTTGTTAAAATGCTTGTAAACTGGCTCATGATGTTAAAATACAAAAAAAGCCCTTCAAAATGAAAGGCTTTAAACGAGAATTGATATAAAGTATGTGGTAAATAAACTAAACTAATTTAACAAAACCTTTTTTAATAAGGTTAGCAGCGGTAACTTTTTGAAGGTTAAGTTTTGTACCGTCCTTAATTTTATCTGTTCCGAATTTATCACCGAAACCTTTTAAAACTTCAACCTTAACTTTCCCTTTTTCGTCAGCTTTTGCTTTTGCAACCTTTTCTTTGATTTCAGCAGAAAGTTTAATGTCAGCTTTTAACGCTTTTTCATTTTCTACTTTTTGCTTTGCAATTCTTTCTGCTTTAGCTTTTTTAATTTCTTCAGCAGTCATTTTTTTTTCTTCTTTTGCCATGATATGGAGTTTTAAAAAAGGGCTGCCTAAACAACCCTTTTAATTATTAATTCAATTTATTAATTAAGGAGTTTCTAACGCTGCAATGTCAGTTGTGAAATCACCCTTAACGAAAGCAGTTGTTTTGTTAGTCTTAATTAATGTTAATCCTCTCCATTCAGCTAATATTGTTCTCATGTTTTCGGTAAAATCGTTACCATCTAAACCGATGTCGAAAGTCATTCCTGAGCGAGTTACTAAAATAGAGAATCCGAAGTCACCAACTAGATATTCATCTTGTGTAACTAAAGTTGTCGGTATAATTGGAGTACTCCCAACAACCATTGTTGAACCAACATTGTAAAGAGTGTCTACGTAATCCCTATCCGTTGAAGATCTTTTAATTTGCTTTAATTTAAGAACGTCTTGCGGATTCATTAAAATAAAGTTTGCGGCAGCATCGCCTTCTTGAGCTAATTCAATTTGAACCATTGCAACTTCTAAAACATCAAGGATATTTGCATTATCAACAGATAAAGCTGAAGCCCCCGCACTAAAAGCAGCCGCTTGTGTTCTAATTCCGTTGTGATTCTGCCCTGTTCCATCACCTGAATAAGCTTGTGATTCAACCGCTTTTTGAACCTCTTTCATTAACTCATTGTTAATTTCTGATTCAATCCACGAAATATCATCTAACATTTCAGTTGACACTTTGATATAAGCCGTTGTTTTCTTAACAGTTTCATTTGCTACTACTAAATCGAAATCAATTTGATTTTTCGCTGAACCTTCTGCAGTTTGTCCTGCTTGACCGTCTTTATTAGCTTTAGAAACCCATGAAACAACGTTTGAAGTTGTTGATCTCTTCGCCATAATGTCAAGTAATCTAACTCTTCGACTTGGTAAATCATCTAAACCTTCAATCCTGTCTTCAACTGGAATATTACCTCCTGAAACATTAGTTGAAAGTAACATTGGGGCAGCAGCTTTAACTTCAAAGTTAAAAGCAGCGTCTTTTGCTTCATTTTTAGAACCCTCTTTTGACTTCTTAAGCATTTCAATATTAGCTTCTAACCCTGCTCTTAAGCCATCTTTAAAAGAAACTGTTTCCTCTTCTTTTTCAGAAGCAGATAGTTTTTTAATCATTAAACCTTGTGCTTTTAAAACAGCGTTTAACTGATCTAATTGCTTCTTTTGAATCTCTACTAATTCAGCTTTCATTGCATCAATATCTTCTTTTGATGCTTTTTCTTCGATAGCTTCAGCAAGTTCAGCTTCTTTTAATTCGTTGAACTCGTTTAAAAGTCCTGACATTTCCTCTGCGTCCATTCCTTTAAATGCCGCTTCTTCAATATTCTTATCTGCTAAGAATTTTTTAAATGTTAATTTCATTTTTTAGAAATTTAAAAATAAATAATTGTTTTTATTTGAATCAGATTCGCGGCTTTCACTCTTTAAAGTGTCTTTAACAGACGGCTTTTCAGAAGCAAGTGCTTTCTGTAATTCACAAATTTGATTAAAACGGGCTTCAAGGTTTTCAAGTCTTTCATCCGCTCCTTTTCCGTTTTTGATAGCTTTTAAAAAACTTTGGTTTAATTGGTCCAACTTTGCTATCAATTGGCTTTTATTATCAAGCCCCTTTGCCACGTCTAAAACAGGCGTGAATTCGTTAGCCCCAAAAGTAACCCCTGAAACCTCCCAAAGTTTTACTTCTGTAATGTCCCAGTGTCCATTTTCATTAAAAGAACTTTCTTCAACGAATTTTATTTTATCCTGTACGTAATTAAAACCAATAGAATGTTCTCTTAAAATACCGTCTTGATAATCAAGTAAAGCATCCTGCCCTTTTGTACTTTTCCCTAAAACAGAAACAACACGCAGGCCGTAAGAATCTTCACTTATTTCTTTAATATTTCCGATTTGGTGTTCAAAGTCATGGTTTCTTAAGTGGGCAATTTTACGCCCATTAGAAGAAGCACCCCTTTCTTGGATAGATTTAGCAAACGCGCCTTTCCTGATAACGTCATTATCTGAATCTAAAACATCAAAAGCTGAACCATAAAAAACAACCTCGCGCGAGCCTTCGTCTAAATCTTTTAATTCAAAAGAAATGTTCTTTGCTACGTAGTTTTTAGCAAGCTTTTCTTCAATATTTTGGTTTAATCCGTTCATTATGCGGTTAAGTTATAAAATAATTTTTAATTATTGTTTGTTTCTTCTTTACCTACTTCTTCAGTAGTGCCTGTGAAATAGTATTGATCTAACGCGGGATTATTGTCTACCCTAGCCAAATTTATCATTTCGCGCCCTTCGTTAGGTGTAATTATTCCTTTTTCAATAAGAATTTTTACAGTTTGCGCTTTCTTGTTTATGTCCTCCTGTAATGCAGGAATGTTTTCAACTGAATAATCAAGATAAATCTTTTTATTTTCTGCTTCTGCGTACGGTTTAACTAACCAGTTGTTATAATTTTCCTTGAATAAATTTAGTAAAGGAATGATTGCATCAACGTAAAAATCCTTTTTCGCTTCTGTTACATTGTTGTAAGTACTTGACGCAGGGTCATTAAATAAAACACTACTAACATTGTACATATTACAAATAGCACGTAATGAAATTATCCCTTGTTCCATCAATTGAAGGTCGGCCGAACTCATCCCCATATTAACGAACTCCAAACTGGCATTTGTAAACATTGGAGTGCCAAACTTAGCACCTCCACCATAACGCGCTCTGTAAGCGTTTTCTAGTTCTTTTGAATTTTCAGGTGTTAAATCCCTTCCTTGTTTAGAAGTTATAATTCCCATTGCACCCTTGTTTTTCAAAACAGAAGCCATTGCTTCCCATTTCTCTGTGCTTGCCGCGTAAACCATTAATAAATGCTCCAAAGGAGAAAGCCCCAACATGTTATTATAACCTTTTAGAGTTGGGTTGTATCTTTTAATATGAAGAACTTCTTCAGCTTCAAACTTTTGTCTTTTGTTATAATTTAATTCGTAACCTGCAACAGGGTTTATTGAATCGCCCGTAATAACAGAAGTGTATTGTGAAGGTAAAACTGATAATTCACCAAAACCTGCAAAACCTATTGCTTCAGTACCATTAATAAAAGAATTTCCTGTTGTTAAATACATAACAGCAGCGGCTTCTTGAAACTCTGCCCAAGTTTGCAACGGGTTAGGACATTTTAAAATTTCGTTTAGATCAGAAGTTTCGTTTGTTATAACAGTTCCATCTTTTTGAACTTCTTTAACCTCCCATTTTATTGCGCCAAAAGTTGAAGCAATTCTTGAAACAACTGCTGCAACATCAGGATTTTCAATATATCCTTTTTCAATGAAGTTTATAAAACTACTATCAAAGTAATTATAACGTTCAGAACCAAAGGTGAAAGATTCATATAATTTATTTGGTTCTGTGAATTCGCGACCAAACGCCTTTTTTAATAACTTGCTGAAGAAATTCATATTTCTAAAAGTAAATATTTTTTTATTATAGAACGAAAAATTCAGGGGTTGTTAACTCCCTAGCGCAATAATATCTTACCCCGTCAACACAATGATTATAAGCATCTATAGGTTTTCCGCTTCTTTTATCGTTCCAAATATAATTCTTTAATTCTTTAATTAGGTTTAATGATTCAGGGTCAATTATCAGTTCATAATCTTGCATTAAACGAATACCTGCTATAATTGAATCAGGGCCTTTAATTGCTTCTTTAATGTTAAAACCATAATCAAATAATTCATCAATAAGGCGTTTTTCTGCTGAATCTGCTATAATTAAATCGTTTTTTCCGCAGTTTTCTTTTAATACAGAAGCTAATCCCGCTGTTTTAAGCCCTGCTTCATAAAGCAATTCTTTCAGGTAAATCTTTTTGTTTGCTTTGTCAACAGCAACTTTTGCAAGTGTTGAAGGGTCATTTGAATAACCGAAATCCATTCCGAAACCATAAGGCAAGGATTCATTAAACTGGCCTATTCTCCAATTATCAAAAATAACACCTTCTGCTTTGTCTTTCCATGCTCCTAAATAGTTAGTTGCGTAATAATCAGGCCTTTTTTCTTTTGCTTTTAAAGCTTTATCAACCCAAGAATCCGAAAGATAATCTTCAGAAACTCGCCACGTTGTGTGTATGTGTTCAACATTTTCTTCTTTTGAAATTGGAATATCTACCCCTTCAAAGTTTTCATATCTGTGGTTTTCTTCAATCCATCTTTTGTAAATAAAATGTTCAGGTGTTGAAGGGTTCATTATCCAAATAACCCTGTTTTGTTTGTCTATGGTCCTTATTGAATCGTCTACTTTATCAAATGCTTCTTCGTCTGTAAAATCTTCACCTTCTTCAACTACGAAAGTTGTTACGCCTGCCAAAGATTTTAAATTTGCTTTTTGCGAATTGCTGCCTGCTTTTATACCTCTAAACCAAATAAAAGAACCTGTTAATTTGTTGTAAATATCTTTACTTGTTATGTGAAAATGACTTTGAACTCCTAAACGCTCAATTGTTTTCCTAAATTCAGGTATTATTGAAGTTTCTGCGGAGGTCATTGTGTAGCGCGTGAACAATATACCGTGCCCTTTTTCATAGGTTAAACGGCATAACATTTCGGAAACGTGGTGAGACTTAGCAGAACCACGCGAGCCAGTGATTAAAAAATACCTTTTTTTTGAAGTGTATAAAGGTTTGTAAGCTATGTTAACAAGGCTTTCATTCATTAGTCCCTAAAGCATCAACCCAATTTATTAAAGGAATGTTTTCAACCTTAATTTCCTGTTTACTTTCTTCAGGTTTGTTAAATCCTAACATTTTATTTATAGCTTCTAAAGCTTTTTGTTTGTCGTGCATTTTAAACTGAACAAACTCTTCTGTTACTTTACCAAAAGTTTTTTTAGTAACCTTAATATCAGCAAGGGCTGCTTTTTGATCATCAGGTATTTTTTCAAAATCTTTGATTTTCATCCAGTCATCGAAATAATCACCAGTACTTGAAAAGGCTATCTTTTTTAATTCCATCAGGACCATTAACGCAGAAATACCTGCTTCTTCAGCAAGATTTTCTTTAACCTTTTCAAGCCTTTGTTGAATTTTAGGCTTTTGAAGTAAATCATAGCCTGTTTGTGCTGCTCTATTTTTAGCATAGCCAGCGGCTAAAGCTGCCCTTTTTGCGTTAAAATCAACAGAATATTCTTTGCAAAATATTTCCTCTTTCATTGTTAGGGTTAACCCGTAGACGTGTATTGACATAACTATAAAATAATAAATTATTTTTTACCTTCAACATAATAATAATGTTGTTCAAAATAATCTATGTTAACAGTAATGCAATTAGTGCTGTTTTTGTTAAGCTTTTCAGCCAATGCTTTATAATTAGGCTCGTGTTTATTATAGATTTGTTTATAAGTCAATTCTGAATCAGAAAACAATTCTTCTAAAAAATCCGCTTCAACATCAATTAATTTTTCTGAAAACTTGCGAAACCTAGAAATCAAAACTTTTGTTCTGGTAAATTTATCTTTATGAATATAGTTTATTTTTATTCTTTCCATCAAATAGTTTTTTGTTTACACTAAAGTAAAAATTATTTTCTTTTAAAATAAAACAACAGTATTGTAAAAACCATTTTCGTACCTCAAACGGCCGCGCAGGCTTTTTTACAAAGGTGTTACAAGGTGCCAATATAACAATCAACAATTCTGCTTAAGTATTCTAAAGCTTCAAACTCTCCTAAAAGTTCAAAACGCAGTTCTTTACGCCTTGAAAATACTTTTGAATACTTAATATTTGAATCTAAGTTTTTAAGCTGCTCAATTAGCTTGTTAAGTTCAATATCTGTTTTCATTATTTTAAGTTTATTAAATTGAAAAAATGTAACACTAACTGTTTATTCCTTTTCTAACTTCAGTTTCTGCAAATTGTCTTTCAATATAAGTTTCACCCCTTAATTCAGGGTTTTCTTCTTGTGCCTTTCGGCGTGCCCTTGTTACTGACTCCATAGCAGGAAACGAACCTTTAACAAACTTTTTTGCAAAATCTTCAAAACTGCCTTTCATAAGTTCGGGGTCTATGTTGTGTAATAAAGTCATAAAAAGCCTGTTGTCATTATCTCTGCAGCTTTTATGGTTTGTAAGTAAAACTTTGACTTGATCTTGTATGTTTTTAATTTGTCCTAACATTTTGTTTGTATCTTTTAATAACTTTCTTTGAAACGGTGTTTTTATTAAATAAAATTATTTAAATATCAATCTTTTTCAACTTTAAATTTAACAGCAAGAAAAAGGAAATATAATTCAAGTAAAGAAAAAACGACTAATGTTAAAATAAATTGATCTTGCTTTAAAATCCTAACTTCTTGAAGCCAGTTATAAGAAGAAAACAAAGTTGAACCTATAACATAAACAAATGGCAAAACGAATAAATTTATATAAGTAAAAACTAAAACTGTTTTAAAGACTTCTTTCTTTATCTTTTGCAATTTTTGCGCGTGTTGTGTTGTTAATAGCATTGTAATAGATTTTATAAGTTATTTGTTTTTGTATTCTTTCAATGTTGATTTTAGCAAACTTTTCACAATTGAAAATAGTTTCTGCTGAATTGATTTTTAAAGGTTTATTTCTTGTTTTAAATGTTTTCAACCAATCAATTATTTGGTAGTGTTTCGGGTGTTTTCTCATTCTGTTTTTTGGTCCAAATTTCCGCACAATTCCCACACGTAACGCCTTTATGTTTTATTTTCTTTCCACATTCTGAGCATTGAAAAGTTGGGAAAAGTGATATTTGAATTTTAGTTTTCATTAATAACAGCGATTATAATTTCAATTTTTCTATCGAAAAACAGTCGCGCAGGCTAAATTATAACGGCATTATGTATCACTTATTTATTACTTCTTCTATTTGGGAAATTTTACTTCTTAACCGTAAGTTTTCAGCCTCTAACTTTTGCACTAATAATTTACTTTCCATAGTTCCGTTTACAACCTCTCTTAAAGCTGTTACAAGTTCTTTATCTGTTTCAATTAAGTTTTCTTTGTAAAATATATCACCATTGTTTCTTATTTCTAAAATAGTAGTTGGTATAATATCCCCATCCATAAACTTTATGTTCCAATTAGTTGAAACTCCTAGCGTATCACATCCTTTAAATGTTAAATCTTCTTTATTCATATTTATTTGTTTTCGCAATACATAACACAAGTTTAAAAACAACTACGCTACACTATGCAGTTTTTACTCTAATCGTTATATTTTAATTTCTTCAACTGGTTTTTGTATATCAACGCACGTTTTAAAATAATCTTCCAAAAAGTATTTTGCAGCGCGTTCTTTTATCCTTCTTTCTTGATCAGAACCAACTTCTTCAAGTTCTAGTTTATCAATAAGGTTTTTAATTGATTTTTGATTAGTTCCATTTATTTGCGTTCTAAGCGACTTTTTTAAACCCTCCTTTGCCTTGCTACGGAAAAACTTTATTTCTTCCTTAGTAACGCTTATTTTGCCCTTTTTAAGCATTTTAACCATAATTGAAGCAGCGGTTTTATCTTCAAAAACTAAATCAGTACCATTTTTTAACGCTTTTTCATAAGGTTTATAAAG